AATCTTAATTTTACGATTGATGCAAATGAACTTGTTAGGTTAAAATCAGAAAAGCTAGTTAGAGATGATAGCAATTTAAATACAGGCTGTAAAGCACTATCGACAGTCTTAACTTTTATCGTAGACAGTCCATCTATCAATCGTTGTATGCCTCCGATGTATAGATCGATTACTTTCTTTGGTAGTATGCCTAGCATTATTCCTTTACGAAAATCTGCCATATCAGGCAAAGCTGGAATACTAGGAGCATTTCCAGAAACAGTATTTTGTGGAGCAGGCCCAGGAGTAGGGGATGGTGTATTAGGAACTATCGTTTCTGCTTCTATCACGCGACCACGTGCAGGAACCAGAGTATTAGTAGTATTAGCAATGCTTGTAGTAGTCGGAACTTCGATTACTCGAGTAATAGCTGGTTCGATAGCCTGGTGAATATTATTGATAGAAGAAACGACTTTGCTTACCGCATTATTTTGAATTTTGTCTGTTTGCAACAGTTTGCTTAAGACAAATTCTAACTTTTTAAGATTGGTGTTGACGAGAGACAGCTGTGATAGCTGCTTTTCGTCTAGCTGCTTAATCTCTTCTTGTTGCTTGTCGTCATCTTGAAACTGGCCCTTCAAATCTAATGACTGAATTACTTTTGAGAGACCATATTTTTCGATGTTGTCCATTTATTTTTTATTTTTTGCCTTTGCTTCTTCTTCTCTTAGATATTTTACTAATAGTGCTACATAAATTTCCCTCTCCCATGGTATCATATACTCCAATTCAGTTAAGCTGTATTTGTGATGCTGTATCAATGCAAAATTTGTTTCATACAAATTGGCCAATGAATCGTGTGAGAGGGCTATTCGAAAAAAGATTGTGTTCCTGCTAGTGTTACTTTGTTTGTGTGTTTACATTTGATGCATGAAAAATCAAGTTCATGCATCAGTTTGGGTGAATCTATGATAAATTTTTCGATCTTTTCGATTTGTGATCTGCTTAGTGAGTTGATGAATGTCAGCAATTCTTCTTGTGTAGAATCTGATTTTTTGTAAACCCCATTTTGGTCGAATATGGTGTTTATCATGGCAATGATGGTGTCCATAATCGTTTCTGTTTGAGATTTGCTTTCGTTTACTGCTTTGATGTCACGAACTTTAAGATATTGCATAGTTACTCCGACCGTGTCAGTAAGCATTATTGTGTTGTCTTTAGGATTATAGTCTTTAGGCCAGGTAACTTCAATCTTGTCAATGTCAATAGAAACTGGAGTTTTAGCTGAGCACTTTTCACACGTGCAGTTAATTTCGCTAATTTCTCCTACACTCTTGGCTCTCAATTTTAGGAAGATATATTCCAAGTCAAAGGTAGTCAAGTCTTCAGGGTCAATTACACCAAATGTACAAGCTTTGATTATTTCTTTGATTGCTTGCGTAATGGCATTGTCATCTCCAGTTTCCTGAGCTAAAAGCAAGATCTTTTCTTCTTTTACGAGAAATGGACGATATTCGATACTCTTTTTCGTTGATGGAACGGTGAGTATATATTTTGGCGATTCTAGTATTGGTAATGGCATAATATAGTATTTTTATGTTAATGGAGATATTTATATTAAAAAATGTTCTTATTTTCGCTTTCTATTCTAGAGTATGTGAAGGTTGCAGTTACTAAAGAAATATTATCTTGGTCTTGATGAGAAAGATCTATAGCGTCTATAGAGATCGGAAACGCGTCGAATAGTTTGACCTTAAATATGGTTTTATTTAATTCATTTAGCTGTTCGATAGTGACAGTTCTTTTATATTCGCTGTCATAGCTTAGCAGATATTTCGAACTATCAATAATTTTATTGACCCAGGAATCTAAGGCAGTCTTGACCAGATAGTTGCCAGTAAGATAAAAACCAATCGTAATATCATCGTGAGAATAGTCTACAGGCACCTTGTATTTGTTTCTGTATAGACTATATTCGCTGGTTCCTATATTGATATTAGGAATACTAGCACTTTCGCATAAAACTGACATAGACTTGCTGTCTGTAGAGCCTCCAGGAATATCAGTAATGGTAACTTTAAATCGATGCGAACGCGAAAAGCCCTTGTTGGATACTATTGTAGATTTAAAATAGTCTATTGAAGATTCATCTGCCATAAATTATATTAGTGTACGTGTTTTTTGCCAAATTGAAGTATTTTTCTGTTTTGCAAAATTGTCTGTCGGTAAAAATAGGGCAATTTCCCATTCATTCGGCAATACTTCTACCGTCTTTGAGGCTACATGGTCATAGAGATAATGTTTAAAACAAGGCGCAAAGGCTCTTAATTTTCCAGTGCTGTTTAACATATCATAGGTTAGTCTAAAACGCGTGCTTTCATTATATTTTTTATTTGTCGTATAGTCTAGCAGTCTGTCAAAAAATACTGCGCGCTGACGAGGAGGCAAATAGTGTAGGTTGAGTCCGTAGAACCCTCCCTTTGCTGGACCTACCATAAGAATTAGAGGAAATTTATCATAATAAGGCAACGTTTCTTTGCCCTTCGGATCATAGACAAACATAAACATTCTGCCAATCAACGGCTTGTTTCTTACTACCAATGAGCTGTCATTTAATATTTTAGACGAAGATACTTGGCTTATGCTTTTAATCTTTCTTATAAACCAATTTGTAGAATTTTTGCTTCTAGGTAAAATCCCAGCCTTCTCAGCTTGATCTTGTATCTTAGAAAAAAGAGATGGCATATATCTATTTATAATGACCCCATCATGTAAGTAGCTTTATCCCAAGAGCCTTTATAGTATCTTCAGTCCATACTTCAAAAATCCACCCTCGATCTGCACAATATTCGTTTGCTGCTTCCCACTTTGATTGATTTTTTGCATAGGTGAGAACTTCTGTAATATATGACTTGGTTTTTCTAGCCTTTATCTTTGGGGCTTCGGTTTGTTTTTTGGGCTTTATTTCTATGAGATATGTCTGTCCGGTTTTAAATCGTATCTTGAGATCTACAAAATAACGATGTATCTTGTTGTCGGTCTTACATCTATAGCCAATTATCGTTTCTTCGCTGCTCCATTTTACGACATTTTCATTTTCATCACACCATTTAAATACCTGTCTTTCCCATAGTGATCGATATGAAACTGCATTATAGTCTCCTTCATATTTTTGTTTGTTGACAACGCGGTACCGCCCGCTATAATACTTTGATTTTTTCATATAAATAGTAATAGTATGTCATCGCTTATTTTTCCTTCAGCTCTAAGATTAACTGCTAACGATGGATCTAGACCTATGATTAGATTTGAGTGCTTAGGATCTGGGGGAACTGGAACAAGTCCTCTAATCTATTTACCCGCTCCAGAAGGCATACAATTTAGAGATTCTGCAGCGTATAATGATACTGAGCTAGGGTTTAGAGGAGCCCAAATTGCAAACGCAGCGGGTGCGCTTAGCGGCAATGGAGGTTCTATGTTGGACGGATTAAAAAATATTGTAGGATCGATACCTACTAGCATGCGTGGAATAATAGGAGCAGCATCTAACATTCTTCCGATGGACGATGCAACTCGTACTGCTGTCGGAGTAGGAACTGGAACAACTCTAAATAAAAATATAGTATCTGAATTTACGCAGGTTGGAACTAGAACTTTTACATTCGAATTTTTATTGGTTCCTAAATCAGAAAGTGAGGCTACGATTATAAAAGATATAGTTAAAACATTTAGAGAAAATTTATATCCTTCAGGAGATAGCTATCAATTAAAATATCCTCCAAAATGGAAAGTTCAATTTGTAACTCAACCCAATGATCAACCTAATGGTTCTTCAGACATTGGATATTTGCCAAAAATATACAAAGAAACCTTTTTAACAGATTTTGAAAGTTCGTACAATAGTTTAGGAAATATATGGAGAACAAATTCTGCTCCCCTAGACACTACAATTAGTGTAACGTTTCAAGAATCTAAAGCTCTTACTAAAGAAGATATAAAAAAATTATAAACTTACGAATAATATACCATGTCAGAAGAATTTTTCTCTAACTATCCAAAAATACAATATGACTTGTATAGAAATGGATCATCAGTTGAGCTGACTGATATATGTCGTGCCGCGATTATCAATTCTGAATTGGTCGCTGACGATGCAACAAACTATACCTATTATGATATATTTGATGGCGATAGACCTGATACAGTTTCATACAAAATATACGGAACAGTCGATCATTATTGGACATTCTTTTTAATAAATGATCATCTTAGAAGCGGGTTAAATGCTCAATGGCCGCTTTCATACAGTGATTTCACGAAATATATCAATAAAAAGTATGCTCAATATTCTTGTATATCTTTTATACCGCAAGAAAATATAGACAACAAAGGCATTTTAGATTTTTCTATAGTACCTCTTGACGATAAATATTTACCATATCTAAGATTGACAAGTTCAACAAATACAGGCTCTAAGATAGCTAACATTGAGAGATATGATTCTGCTCGTCAACAGTTAATAGTCTATGACATTCATGGAATGCAGGATTCGAACCGTTATGAAATAATACGAGATTCATTTATTAAAGATAGTGGTAATTTTGTTAATCCAAGTTACAGATTATTTTGGCAACTTCCAGATAAAAACATTGTTGGAGATAAAGAATATACAAATTCTCTAAAATTAAAAACCGAATGGATCAACAGACTATATGACTATCTAAAACAACCAAAGGTTGACTATGTTGGTTGGAAAAATCATATAGAATACGGGCAAACTCAAGAGCAATATATCTTTAGTAAATATTTTGTCGCTGCGTCAGACATTTTTAGATGGACAAACTATGCTGAAGCTGCTCATAGCTATTATTCTACAGATTACGAAACTACTATATCTGCATATGATATTTTAAAAACTGAAAATGTAGTGTATCCAAATTATGTATCATTTAATGACTACGAAACTTCATTAAATGATAAAAAGACTAGCATAAAAATAATTAGGCCAGAATATATAAATGACTTTATTAAGGCATATTTTGAAACGTTAACTGCGTAATGTTTAGTTATGGCAAATATTATACAACCTAAAGAATTTGGTAAAAATACACCAAAGGTAAATGATAGCTCATCAAGCGGTAAAATACCAGGTAATTTTAAAATTATCTCATTCGTCATTCAAAACGTTAAAGGAGAAACTGCAGATATACGAAACCTGCTAGATAACTTTTCTATTACTGAAGAATTATTTTCTCCGGTCATTACGCTTACTGCTACCATTCGTGATAGCATAAACTTTTTTGAAGATTTTGGAATAGTCGGTCAAGAACGCATAGTCGTTAATATTAAAAAGCTAGACTCTGGAAACAGCACAAAAGAAAATATAAATCACGTCTTTTATGTTAAAGAATATCCAAATTTTAACAGAACATTAGACTTTCCAGCAACTCAAATCTATACTCTAGTCGCTATCTCTTCGTTTGCATATACTAGCAATCTGTTTACTATATGCAGAGCCATAAAGGGAAATGTCATAGACAATTTAAAAAAGATATATACCGACGATTTAAATATCAAGACTGTAGTGACTGATAGCGGAAGTACAAAATGTACTAGCGAATTTGATGGCATAATTACAATACAAACTCCGTTGTCTGCCGCAGATTGGCTAAGATCTAGAGCATTTGATAGCGAAGGCTCTCCATTTTTTATGTATAGTCGTGTCAATAAAAAAGACACAATCTATCTGCATTCTTGGAGATATCTTGCTCATGAAAATGAGTATAGAAAATATTATTATAGACAAAGATTAGAAAAAACTCCTGGAACAGAAGAGTCATACGAAGAACAGACGACTCGTATACTATCCATGAAGTCAAATCTGCGTCTAGATAAATTAAGCCTCTCTAAACAAGGAGCATATGCTAGTCGCTTAAACGTAATTGACTATGCTACAAAGGCATTTTATACTCGAGACTATAGTGCTTCAGAAGGAAACGCTACAATATTAGACAGTTCATATTATAAAATAAAAAATTCTAACGGTCAGGCATCCACTAAACAGCTCGATGAAACACCAACCGCAAGCATTTCTTCTTTACAAATAAATACCGCCAAACCAGAAGGAGGAAAAGCAAATTCTACTACAGCTGCTTTGTTAGACAATGCTCTCTATGCAAAATCATTTTTAGCTAATATGAATGAAGCCAATCATGAAATATCTGTATACGGTGATCCAAATTTAAACCCCGGCAAAAAGATAAATCTAACCATACCAAAGGCGATTAAAGAGCCTACGAGTGCTACCATAGATCAGGCTCTTTCTGGTGACTATATAATTACAGTGTCTTCACATGTCTTTACAGAAGGTATCTACATAAATAGATTGAAGCTAGTTAAAAATGTTCTAGCAACGGGTAAAACTTCAAGCGGCAATATAACTTCTTCATCACAGGGGACTACAAAAACATCGTTGTTAAAATCTATTTTTGGCGGAATTTTCAGTTGATATGATAATAAAAGATTGGTTTACAGCAATAGTTACTAACATCGCAGACCCACTTCAAGCTGGTCGTGTGCAGATACGATGCTATGAATATCACGAAGTTGGTACAGCAAGCGAGTTAAAAGATGCAGACTTGCCATGGGCTTTTCCAGTTATGCCATTAACAAGTTCGAATAATGGTGGAAACGGCCAAAGCGCTACAGGTCTACTAGTTGGTTCTTGGGTATTTGGTTTTTTTAGAGATGCTGACAAACAAGATCCTTTGATACTCGGAACTATTCTCGGAGCATTATAAACTTTAAAATATTATTATGATAATAAAAGATTGGTTTACGGCAATAGTCACTAACATCTCAGACCCGCTTAATGCTGGACGGGTACAAGTACGTTGCTATGAATATCATGAAGTCGGTTCTGATGCAGAACTCAAACCTGCGGATTTGCCATGGGCGTTTCCAATTATGCCAGTAACGAGTGCTAACAGTGGAGGAGTCGGAGAAAGCGCAACCGGTTTAGAGGTTGGCTCTTGGGTTTTTGGATTTTTTAGAGACGCTGACAAGCAAGATCCGGTTATACTAGGCACCGTGCCTGGAGTAGAATCGATGAATGGTCAAGGCATACCTACAGATGCATCAAATAAATCTGTAGGCACCGCGTATTCTGCAGCAACAAATGTTTCTCAATACAACTCTCAAAACCCGTCAGCGAACGGAGCTGGTTTAAATACGATGGACGGAGATTCATCTGTACCGCCACTAAGCGGAGATGCTGCAAATAAAATAATTCAAGTTGCTAGATCACAGGTTGGGGTTAAAAGTCCAGGAAAAAGTGACTATTGGAATTCTGTTGGTTGGGCTGGATTAGGCAATCACTGGTGCGCAGCATTCGTAACATGGTGTATACACAAAGCAGGAGTTTTGCCAGATAACGTTAGACCAAAAACTGCAAGCGCACTTCACTTTTATAACACTTGGGCAAACGGTGCAGGAAAAAACTATTGTCAAACTATAGTAAATCCCTCAGTCGTCTATCCTGGAGATATCGTATCTAGACATCGAGGATCTGTTGCAAGTGGAAAGGGCCATGTTGGTTTGATATCTATAGGCAGCGATAGCAGCGGTTATTGTACGACTATTGAGGGCAACACCGGATCACCAAGCGGCGTCTATGAAAGACGAAAACATATGAAAGAGTGGAAGTACGTAGTACGATTAAAAAATACTAGTAGCGGTTCTTCTAACTATGCAGGAGACGTTTCAAGTTCATCATCCGCAAATGTTGCATAATTAAATATAATACTATGCCAGTAATACCAGGTCTACACGGTTCAGCAATTCCAGCAGCGACGACCGCTTCTTCTGGAAAGTCATATGCGCATACAGCTAAAGAGAGCGTCTCAAACTATACACACAATTCTCCTGTCGCTAGTCGTGCGACTATTATAACCATGGATAAAAGCAAAGCAGACGACAAAGCAACAACATCTGTCAATAGAAGTGAAAAGATTGATAGGCTTATTGCAGTAGCTAAAGCAGAACTTGCAAAAAATGTAGTCGAAGGCGCAAAGGATAACCAAGGCAATGCAAACATCGAAAAATACTGGTCTGCAACCGAGAAAAGTTTAGGTGTAGTCAGCGGTTATAAAGGAGGCTGGGCATGGTGCGCAGCATTCGTAAGCTGGTGTATAAAAGAGGCAGGGGTATTTTCTGAAGATGTTAGACCAAAAGAAAGCGCTGCAAAAAGGTTTGGTTCAGATTTATCGGACAAACCTCGAGGAAATTGGTATGATAATCGTGGAGGAAAGGACTGGAGCGTTTGTACAAAAAGGCCAAAAAAGGTTTATCCAGGAGATCTCGTCGTCTTTACTAACAGTCATATCGGAATATGCATAGAAGGCAGCGATGACTCTGGCAACTTTGTTACAATTGAAGGCAACACAAACCCCGATAAAGACGATAGCGACTCAGCACGCGTCGAACGAGAAGGAGGAGGATTATACAGAAAAAAACGACCGCTTAAAGTAGTTAACTATACAGTAACTTTATATCCCGAAAGCGTAGAATTGGCTAAAAAGAATAGTTCTCTAGTAAGCAGCGGAGTAGCATAAAATTTGATTATATATAGACTTATGGCAGATGAAAATACACCAGTGACAAATATATTTAATACGCCTCAACCCGTAGATGCATCAATATATCCGTATAATCATGTTACTCAAACACGTTCAGGACACGTATTTGAAGTCGATGACACTCTTGGAAATGAACGCATCAGCGAAACACACAAGTCTGGCACCTATCGATGTGTCGAATCTGACGGCACACAAAGCGTCGTAGTCGTATCTGATGGCTATACCACAATCTGCGGAAATGGATTTGTTTCTATAACAGGAACATGCAACGTTCACATAAGCTCTAATGCAAAAATTACTGTTGCCGGAGATTGTAACATTGAAGTCAACGGCAACATGGAACAGACTGTTAAGGGAAACTATAGATTAAAGGTCGGTGGCAATCATATGACTGAAGTTGTCGGAGATAAGTCAGAAAATTCAAAGGGCAAAAAAGATGTAGTTGCCGGCAAAGGCATATTTACTTCTGTCACTAGCGGCGGAACTTCTACTAAAATTGTTGGAAACGTCGAAGATAAAATTAGCGGAGATTATAATTCGGCTATATGTGGATCGACATCATTGACATCGACTCTTGGCATGAGTTTAAATGCGACTATGGGAAAAGCTTCTCTTGGTGGTATGACAGCTGCTGTTGATGCAGTCACCAACCTAACGTTAACTTCATTGGGACCTACTACAATGTATTCAACACTAATTAACGCAAACACCCCACTGATGAATATTATAGGTGGAGGAATGATTGCCACGCTTGACGTTGCTGCACTAGGCGGTATTCGTACCTTAGCAACTCACTTTCACCTTGCAGACGGTGCCCCAAGTGTTCCTGCTCCAACTACACCTCCTATAGGATAATATATGTTAGATTTTACCTTTGTATACATTAAATTAAATGACTTGGATGGAGATACTATGGGTGTATCTGTCACCTATACTGGTGAAAATTTTGATGCAAAAAGCCTAATTTCTGGAGTATATTTAATTTCACAACAGGTATCATTTAATGCTACAACAAATAAAGTTACCCTTGCCAGTCATGGTTTTTCTAATGGCAGTCAAATTTCATTCTCAACTGTTAGTGGTTCTATAGGCGTAAACGCTAACACTGTCTATACTGTAGTCTATGATTTTGAAGTCGACGGCCTAAATACATTTTCTTTATCTGGAGTAGATGTCACTGCAAATGGAACTGGAATAATTAAAACGCGTTCTGGAACTATTGGTGAAGGCTCTGGACAAATTTCGTATTCAAATCTATCATTGATACCACTATCAATGGATGATGTTGATTTTGTTATAAACTATACGGGAGGAGTAGAAAAGTTGTCAGTGACTCCACAAAACGTAGGTCGCTATGACTTTAATGTCGCATCTACATACAAGAAAAATACTGCGTGTAATGGTTATTTTACAAGTGACTATTATGAAAATGGTAAATTGCCTGCAGGTTTGCCAACTTGGAGGGGCACTGGAAAAGATGTCGAAAAGGTAATAGATTGGAATAAATTTTTAATTATATTGCCGATGCCAATCGTCATTGACTTTATCAATACTGAAAAAATATATGACGGCATTCCAGATTGGCCTACCTATAAAGTTAGAAAATATAATCCTGATCCAAACGCAACTCCAGAATATATTGAAGATTTAGAAGTACGAGTTACCTATTCATATTCTGGAGAATTATGGTGGAAAAGTGGAGAGTATGCAAGCGGTTCTGGAACGGTTGTAGCTACTAGCACCGAAGAGCTCGATTCGATTATACCGCCTGTCGAGGTTGGAGAATATCAACTAGAAGCAAAGGTTGTAGACTGGAATCATAACTACGTGGGAAAAACTACAGGCACCTATACAATTTCTCCTAGAACTCCTGACACTAAAAACCCATCAGGCTACACTGATGAAGAAGAGTATGAATATAAGTTGAGTTTGTTGTCTGATGATACCAAAACAGACATTACTAGCAAACAGTTTTTAACTAATGCTACACTAAAAATACTAGACAGTACAGACATAATTAACCTTGATAAAGTGACAAGTCTTGCTGACTGCGCAAAAAACTTGCCAGAAAAACTGTTGAATGCTGCGATGAAAAAAGCTGCTCAGTTGATATTAAATTATTTACCGGGTTTGGGCATCGTTCAATTACTAACTTCGGCATTAAAACTAATTCAACAGGTTCAACAGGTACTTGCTCTTATCGAACAGATACGAAAAAATCC